TGATCGTGAGGTTTCCAGCCGTGACGAGCGCATCCTTGTTGACGCGCACCGCGATGATGTACGGGGTGCGGTCAGCAAGGCGCGGACGGCGTGTGCGCCCGAGGTATTGCGTGAAGCTGTTGTCGTTGTCCCACCGGACGGAGAGCTTCCGGTTATCCGACTCGCCCGCCCGGTCGCGGAAAGCCGTGAGCGTAGCGTAGGCTCCCGTGATCGAGCCGAGGGTCCAGCCTGAGAAGTCGTTGACCGTGACGACGGGGACATCTGCGCCCGTGACGGTCCCTGAGAAGCTGGAGAAGCTCTGATTGAGGAGAACCCGGTCGCTCGCGCGAGGGCTGATCGTGCTGATGCCGCCCTGCGGACCTGTGCCTGCCACGAGAATGAAATCGGGCTCGCGCTCGGTGCCCGAGATGTCGAAAACCTCCTCGTGCCGGTCCACCTGCTGTTGGTCGAGACGGCAGAGGAACGACTTCACCTCGGGGTGCCCCGACTCCAGGGGGAAACCATCCTCGTCCTGGGTGAGTCGGTAGATAACCCCGTTCCCTACGTTCGTACCGGCGGCGGGAGCCCCGAACGTGAACCCGCGCGTCTTGATCGTAGTGCCCGATGCGATGAACGACTCACGAAGCCGGAAGATGGCTTGATCGAGCGTGATCCGCACGCCTTCGGGAACCGAGAGCGCGCCGCAATACTCCGCGAGCGGACCCGACATTAGTGAGGCAATCGCATTCGGCGAGAGCATACCGGACAAGGCTGAACGGTGCCCGGTGAGGGCCGATGAGCCCGCAACCTGCGTCTCGCCGATGTTCAGGACCGCCGCAGCGTCCCAGAGCGTTCGGTAGTTCACGATGGCCGTTTCGCTCGCGTAGCTCTCAAGTTCATTCGCGAGCTTGACAGACGCCTTCCAGAAATTCTGTGCCTGCGCCGTCGAGAGTCCCATCTTGTCGTCTCCTGAGAATTACGCGATTGTCTCGGGGGCCACGCATTGAACTTCCCAACTGCCGTCGTCGTCTCGGCGCATATCAATCGCCGTCCAAACGGTTCCGTCGTGGGTGATGAGCGTGCCCTTGGGGTAACTGGAGTCGATGCCGAGGGTGGCGTCGTCGTAGAAATGAAAGATCGCATTCGCCTTGTCATCGGGAATATACGTCTGGCGATTGAAAACGGTGCTGCGTGTGACCGCAGCCGTGTTCGGCTTGGTCACGAGTACGGGATCGCCAAGTTGCATGATATGGCGTGGGAGGGCTTGGGTGCCGAACCTGCGTCCGAACTCGCTCATGGTTCGTCTCCAAGCCTCATATGGGAGTGCCGGGGCTCGCTTCTCGCCACCCAACCCGCCTGTGGTCGGAGAGGATGGGAGCCTGCGAGCCCCGGCGAACTTACTTCCCCGCCAACGTCAGCGGACGGGGAAGTTGGAACTACGCCATGACGCCCGTGACGACCTGGACCGCGCCCGAGTAGAGAACCTTCTCGGCGGTCCAATGCCGCGCGCGGATCACCTCGGACCGCGTGCGCTCCTCGCGGTACTGCTCGATCACGCCCGCTCCACCGTCGCCCGTGAACTGGAACGTGCGACCGTAGCACGGCTCGCGGAGGTCGCCCGACTTCGGGACCGAGATGACCGCACACTTCGTCTTGTCCCAGATGGGCGAGAGGACCGCAGCGAGCCCGTGGCCCGCCGTGTTCTTCATGCCGCCTGAGATGAACACGAAGTCAACGTCCATCGCGCGAGCGAGGACCGCCGTGTTGACGAAGGCCGGATCGTCACCGCCCCAGAACTTGATGCGGTTCAGAACCTCGTCACACGCACGGGCAGCCTCGAAAGCCTCCCAATCCATGACGACCGCATTGGGACGGATGCCCGTGCGGATGCGGACGACGCTGCGCGCGAGCGAAACGTCCGTGAACGGCTTGCCCGTCGCGGGCGTGGACCAGATGCCCGCCGTCGCCGTCGTGTTCGAACTCGCGAGGATCGGCGCGACGATGCGCTTCTCCTGCCCGCGCATGAGCCGCCCGAGGCAGCGGTTCGCGCCCTGCTCCTCGACATCGAACGAATATGCGTAAATCGCACGCTCGGCGTCATCGATGGGTTCTTCTGTTCCATGCTCGATGCAAGCGTAGGAGTCCTGCTCGAATGTGTAACTGCCGCGCTCGTAGCCTGCGCCGGGGGCGCGCTCGGTCTTGATGTCCTCCAGCAGCGAGGCGACCGTGATACGGCTGAAGCTCGCGGTCTGGAGCGCGACGTTGAACATCGGGAGGATCTTCGGCCCGATGTAGCCGAGGGCAGCCGCCGCGAGGTCGTACTGCTCGAAGTGCATCCCGAGGTCGGGACGCTGGAAGGTACTCGGGGAAGCGGGAGAGGGCATTTCTGCCTCCTGTATTTCATGCCCTCATATGAGAGGACATATGCGAGTGAACCCGCCGGAACGTACCGGCTCGGGTTGGAGCCGGTGCTACAGCGTCTTGGGCGTGAAGAAGGGCAGGACCGCCACGACATGGTTCGCGCCCGTCGCAGCCTTGATGAGAACGCCGATGCGCGTGTTCGCCGCCGTCGCGCCGATCTGCCCCGCCGCGACGAGGAACACCGGAGCCCCCACCGTCGCCAGAGCCGCGCTCGCGATCATGGGGATGGTGCCCTGCTTGTTGAGGAGGATGACCGGCACCTTCTCGCCCGCGACCCCGCCGCGAGCCGTCACGCCGATGGCGATGTCTGTCGTGGGCGCACCACCTGCCACCTGAACCTGCCCCTCGGTCGCCGTGAGCATGACGAGGGAATACTGCGGGAGAGCCGCGAGAAGCTCAAACGTCGCGATCCCGGCGTCGTTCTGGCCGGTGCCACCGAATGCACTCATGTTTTATTTCTCCTTGGTTTCTTGCAACATGACTTGGTGAACCCTTGGCTACGTTGCCAGGGAGAAACTACCGGCGGGTCGCGCCGACGATCTGCGACTCGGCGAGGAAGGCGCGATGGAGGTCGGGCATCTCGCGCGAGATGGCCCGCGCCGCCTCGATCCCCGACTTGCCCGCGAGCCGGTGCGCCTGCACCGCACGGTTCCACTCGTCCTTCGTGCCGCTCGTGGAGCCCGCCGACGCATTGACCGGATCGCGCGCCTCACGCTGCGCGGGCTTCGCCTGCGCCTTGGAGAGCGCAAGGTTCTGCGCCTGCATCTCCGCGATCTTCAGCGTGAGCTTGCCCGCGTGCGCCGCCTGCGCTTCGAGGACGCTGGAGCCCTTCTCGATATGCTCCAGCGCGTGATCGCTGTCGCCGGGGAATGCCGCCTTGATGTCGCTCACGCGCTTGCGCTCTGCCGCGACGGCATCCGCCGCCGCCTTCTCGTTGTCAGCCACGGTAGGCTCCCTTTTCGTTCGCGTAACGGGGATCATACCGGCCCCTTCTCCGGAGAGCGCAAACGCGCTCGTGTTCTCATCCGCGCCCATCGGCACGAAGCTGATTTCTCGCAGGCGCGACTTGCGCGCGACGAGCATCGGCCCCTCGCACTTGCGCCCGTTGATCTGTGACTCCTGCCCATCGTCAAGATACTCGTAGCTCTGAACGTCGAGCCCGACGCTCATTTGCCAGGAGAAGCCCTGATCGGAGAGGCTCGCCACTTCCTTGCCGGGGTCCGTGTCGCAGAGCGTACCCGTGCAAGAAACCTCGGGCTTCATGCTCACCGACTCGGCGTATCCGGCGATCTTGTTGGCGTTGTGCTGACGGAGCATGGGGAGCCCCTTCTCGGCGCACGCCATCCCGTCGAGGTCGAAGATCATGTCCGGACCCCACCCGAGGGAAACGGGTGCGCCCGAATATGCCTTGCCGGTGAACTTCCGCAGGGATGGAGGCTGGAAGCCGGGAGCCGTAGGGCTCGCCAACCTCTCAAGCTCGACGGAGCCCTTCCAGCCCGATATGGTGAGGCTGGAAGGCGCGCTCTCCAAGTTGAAACGGTTCATGTCTTGGGCTCCGTGGGTGTCACGTTCTGGTCGGGCCAAAGATCGTCTACAGACTCGGGCGCGGGCGCGGGCCGGTCGCGCTCGGCGACCCAATCCTCGTAGCATTCCTGCTCGATCATACGCGAGGAGTGCGAGGCTTGCGCGTTCGCGCCGACTTCCGCCATGCAAATGGCGCGAGCCTTTTCGTAAGCCGCATATGCTTCTTGCGATCTGGTCATTTGGACCGCTCCCTCTGCTTGGTTCCGCCCTTATCGCTCGACGGCGGCGCATCTGCGCCCGGCTTGACTTCTTCCACGGCTGTCCCGTCGCCCGCCTGCTTCGGAGGTGTCGTCGTCGCACCCTGGACCCCCGCCGGGGTTGAGAAGTTCAGAAGCTCACGCCAAGTGACCGGCGTTCCCGTCGCGTCGGTGATTGCCTGCGCCGCCTCGATAGCCGAACGCACCTGAAGCGTGCGGTCCTCCACCGTCTCGCGAACGACATCGCCCCATGTCTCGCCGCGCTCGGCCACGAGGTCTGAAGGCGATATGAAAAGGTTGTCCACGCGCAGCTTGTCGGCGGATACGTCGGTCTGCGGATCGACGTAGGGCCACGCGCGGCCCGTCCATCCGTGCTTGTAGATCGGATCGTCGTTCGACTCGGGAGGCGTGATTCCCGCCTCTGCGAGCCATTGGCGCACCTTGAACCGCCACACGGGCGAATGAAACCGGCGCGTGAGCATGGCGCGGATGCGCTCGAAGCCGATGCGCGCCTGCTGTAGCTCACCCCTGTAGCCGTGGAAGGTGGTGTTGGTCGTGTCGAGGAGCGCGAGCGTCAACGGCATCCCGAGGTTGCAGCCGATGATCCTCAAGAGGAGTCGGACTTGATCGAAATACTCGGCGGCGGGAACGCTCGGGCTGAACGCCGTTACGGCTTCGCCCGGCCTAAGGCGCGCGATGAGCCCCGGCGTCAACTCCTCAAGATCGTTCTTCAAGCCCTGCGTGCGTGAACCGAGCGCGATGTCGCTGCTCGCGGTAATGAATGCGGCGATGCATGAGGCGACTTGCTGCTTGACGAGAACCGCGAAGTTCAAATCCTCAAACTGCCCGGAGATATCCAGCACGGGCGCAAATGCGCTGATACCTCGTGTCTGAGAAAATCGGCGCGGGTCGAAGATATGAAGGACGTTCGCCTGCCCGTCGGAATTGTATGCGGCGCGCTTGTCGTAGGTGAATCCGCGCCGGGCTCCGATGGACACGCGCTCCGAATCCGTCTCCTCTTTGAACCAATACTTTATGGTCCTCCCTCTCCCGTCCCTCTGAACTCCGTGAATGGTCTTGCCGTCCATGTCGTTCGGCGAGTCCACCATGTCGGCTTCCACGACTTGGATGGTGCCGCTGTCGAGGGGAAGCACGAAGATGTCGCCGTCCACGAATAGGGATCGCAGGATGAGCCGCTCCATCTCGGGGAAGGCGTGGCGGCGCGCGTCGTCGCAGAGCGCGGCATCCTCCGACCACGACTTCCACTTGTCCCTCAGGAGGGTATCAAGCTCGGGCGTGCCCGTGTCGGGCTGCGGGCTCATGCAACCGATGTTGTCGGCGGCGCGGTCCACAAGTTGCCCGAAGATCGCATCGTTGCGATCCATGTCCCGCGCGTACTCGCGGATGGTATAGTAGTGGTAGAACCGGGAAAGGTGTGCGTCTGCGCTGCCGCCGATCCCCGTGCGCGTGCGGCGGAAGGTACTCGGCTGGCTCGCCGAATACCATGCCTTGATCTGGCGCATATTCTCGGGGACGTTGGGCTGCGCTTGGTGCGTTCCGTTGGTTGGTGCCTGTGCGCTCATATCGCGGTCCTCGATCCACGGAAGTCGGCGACCGTAGTGGGGTACTGCGGCGCGTCCTCGGGGAAGCGTTGCTCAAGCCACTCTTGAGCCCGCTCAAGCTCACGTTGGAGGCTCTCCAGCCGGTAACTCAGGCTGTTCATGCCCTTCGTGGCCGTCGAGGGCAGGCGGATGATGAGGGCACGGCAGGCTTCGATGAAATCGCGGCTCTTCTGCTGATCGGGAGGGCTCC